TCATTGAAAGTTCCAGCTATCCTTGAAGCAGTAGAAGCTACTCTTGGACGTCCAGCATTCGTATCATTCGACGCTGAAAAATTGGAAGGCTCATTGACTCGCTTGCCAGAACGCGACGAAATCAATCCAGAAATCAACGAAGCACTTGTCGTTGAATTCTACAACAAAATGTTGTAATATTTTATTGAATAAGATAGGCTGTAAAGCCTTGAAACGAAGCACTTTAGGCCTCTATCCTAGAGTGCTTTTTTTGATTTTACTACCCTTTTAGTTACCCATAACTAATTTTAGGTATAGTAATAGGGTAGCTCAAAAATGGGGCACCCTTATTATTTATAAATTGCTGATGGCTGCCTCAAAGATTGAGACGGCTTTTTTGGCTCCCTCTTTGGTAGCATGGACATAAGTATTCAAGGTCATTGAGATATTAGAGTGGCCTAGCCTATACTGTAGATCTTTCGCCTCTATACCAGCGTATAGCATGATTGTAGCGTGAGTATGTCGGAAACCATGGAAACTAATATCAGGAACGCTAGCAGCTTTAAAGTGACCTTGTAGCCTTTTTCTAAGTAAGCAAGCGTAGGCGTATTTTGTAGTAAAAGGAGTAAAGACAATACTCTCAGACCGTCCTAGTTTCCATGACTGGACTTGTTGACGTTTTTTATATTGCTTGAGTAGGGAAACCGTAGCTTTATCAATGTCAATTTCTCTTAGACCAGCTTTAGACTTAGGTGTATTTGTTTCCTGGTATCTATTCAGAGTCTTAGAAATGCTGATAATGCCTTTTTTAAGGTCAATATCAGACCACGCAAGAGCTAAAGCCTCTCCTATACGGCAACCAGTAGCGAGTAAGGTTTTATAAAGGACGTAGTCAAAGAAATTTTCATAACTAGACTGATCCAAATCTTCCAGGTAGTCTAAAAACTGTTTTAGTTCCTGGTTGCTGAAAAACTTTACCTTATGCTCCTTATTTTGTTGCTTACGTGGGATAATGACATCACGCGCAGGGTTATGCTGGATCACTTGCATAGTCACTCCATACTGGAGAATACGGCGGTTTATATTGTTTAGAAAGCTATAGTTTGCATACGCTCCTTTTTCGCCCTTATTGGCCTTGTCAGCCCATTTGTTGACTTGCTGCTGAATGATAGGAGTAGTGAGCTTGTCTAGCCTGTAATCGCCGAATACAGGCAAAATATGAAGTCTTACGATCCCCTCCATGGATTGCTGGGAGTTTGGCTTGATTGTATTCTTGTAACTCTCCCACCACAAAGCGACCAGCTCCCTATAGGTTGTGATGGTCGGTTTTTCCTTTACGCTATATCCATTAGCTGCAAAAGCATTGACTGCCTCCCTGGCTTTGATTTTAACGCCCTTTTTAGTGTTGGCCGTGACTGTTGTCCTAGCCTTTTTCCCTGTAAGTTTATCAACGCCTAAATAAACACTTGCACGGTACACTGTAGCACCGTTTTTCTTTTTGTATTCTGTAATATTCATAGTCATACCTTTCTAACATCAGTAAGCAAGTATGGGATTTAGTTAAGTATTTATGAATATTGTTTTTATATGGCGCTGAGAGTTACGAGAATAGGCCTATTTTCGTTTGTTTTAGGTGTTGTTTGCCTTATTGAAATCCTCCAAGGCTTTTAGATCTTTAGCGTAAATCATTAAACGTTCTTTATTATAGTCTGTTAGATTTCTATATATACTAGTTAGCTCATTTTCGTTATTTTTATCATCCAATGGGTCAAAATTAGTAACGTGTATACCTAGAACTTCAGATGGTGAAATTTCAAAGAAGTCTCCTAAAATTTGTAACTGCTCTTTGGTGTAACCTCTTTTTTCCGCTTCCCAATCTTTTACGAGTGATAAGGGGAAATTTAACGAAGAAGCTAACTCTTCCTGAGTTATACCTTTAGTCTTCCTTAGTTTTGCTAATTGGTCCTCATAGACTATGTATTCAGCTTTAGGGTCGTCGTAACCTAATAAGTATGAAACAGAGACACCAAAGAAATCGGCTAGTAATTCTGCCTTGTCTTGTTTTATCGAATGCTTATTATTTTCCCAATTTGAAATTGTCATTTTAGAGATAGCCTTTTTGCTATCGCCTAATTTATTATTTAATTCAGAAACCAACTCGTCTTGAGTAAGTCCTTTTTCATTTCTTAAGGCTTTGAGCCTGTTTTTTATTGTACTCATTTAATATTACCTCACTTAGATTATAACGATTTACAAAACTTTTGTAAAGTTTTTTTATATTTTCTCTTGACAAATAAAGACAAACTTTATAAAATGTAACCAAGTAAAGGAAATCTTTACAAACGAAGAAAGGAGAAAAAAGGATGGTGACAATAACCATAGCTCAAGCAAGGGCTATCCGAAGAAAGCAGGCTGATAACATGCTTACAAATCAAGAGGTAGCAAAGCAAATAGGAATTAACCCTATTACTTATCGCAAGGTTATTCAAGGCGGAGAGGTTAAGAATAGCATTTATCAGAAAGTCATGGAATGGCTGGCAGAAGATTATTAAAGCAACAAAAAAGCCCTAACCGACGACCAAATCAGCAAGGCTTTTCACTTAAACAACTAAAACCAAAATAGCAAGTATGGGATTTAGTTAGGTATTTATTTAATTATATCACAAAATAGTGATTTGTGCCCAGACGAGAGAGCGCTAACTCTTTAAACTGGTTCTTATTCATGCTTTCAATTTGGCGACTCAGAGTATGAATAAGAGTGGCAGGAAAGGCATTAAAAAGGTACTATGACTTTTTCCCAATTTTGGAAGAAAGTCCTGGAGCAACTATACAAATAAAACATAATGAGGTAAGAACATGAGTGCAATTATATTAGAAAATAGTATTTTTACGGTTAAGAAATCAGACTACACCCCTGAACAGTGGGAAAGAATGCAAAAGCTAAGAAATAGCGAGGAGCGAGCAGAGGCTAAACTTTCTCAACTCTATGGGAGGCGTGTAGCAACTGTAATTGTTTTTAATATCATTGCTACTTACAAGAATACTTTTAATAGATTTGCAGATACCTATGAGGAGGCTTGTGATGGCTTAGGTATTCTTGTTGTTAATGACATTATCACTAGGGCAATCAACGGTTTACCAGCCCAAGGGGTAGAGCGTAGATTGGAGGTATGTCATGAATGAACTAGATTTGACCAATACACAATCGGTAATCTTCATGGTGGTATTGATTGGCCTACTGCTTTATCTAAACCACCGAGACCGCAAAAAAAGCGCCCAATTTGAGCGAGAAAACCAATGGGCGATAGAAACACCTAGCGAGGATTTAAACCCTTGCTACGGGCGTTATATTCAACTAGCAGGCAAGCGGAACAATTAGAAAAGGGGTGCAATATGCAACTATTATCAAGAGAGGCAGAGCTTGAGCTACTGGAGAAAGTGGGAGATCACTTAGAGAAAAGGCTTGAGCTTGAAAAGCAGCATAATGACGGCTGGGACTTAATTGCTAGAGCTGATCTACTAGAAAAGTTAGGGATCAGCGGAACAACGTTGAATAATTGGGAAAAACACGGCTTAAAGCCTTATCAGTCGCCTTTTGAGAACAGTAAGAAGATTTATTACCGCAAGACCGATATATACAATTTTCTTGCAGTAGATTAGGGGGAATAATGACAAAGAAAAAAGAACAATGGACACCCGTCATAAAAAATCTACGTAAGGTAATTGTGGACGGTGTGGAGCAATGGGTGGAATTTGAAACAGAGGGCCATGTCATTCCTGCTGGTCACTCTTATTATGACATCATCAGGGGAATTAACAAGGAGGTGCAACAGAAATGGGAAATCGTAGAATGATAAGTAAGACAGTAACCCAAACTCAGAGATTTTTGCGGCTACCATTAGAGGCACAGGCTCTATATTTTCATTTAATTCAAAACTCAGATGATGATGGAGTAGTAGAGGCTTTCCCTGTTGTTAGAATGATAGGGGTTAGTGAGGATAGCCTAGGACTTTTGATAGTCAAGGAATTTATCAGGCCGCTTAATGATGAAATGGTTTATTTTATTGTGGATTTTCATGAGCAGAATACTGTTAGAAAAGACAGATACAGTCCTAGTATCTATAAGCATTTACTAGAAAAGCCACCTGAGAAATATACTGGTTTACCAATGGACAACCAAACGGAAACCACTGGTTTACCCAATATAAGTCAATATAAGTCAAGTCAAGATAATCTAAGTCAATCTAGGTCAAGTCAGAATGACGAGGACGAGCATGAAAATCCAATCTTTGAAAAATTAAAGTCAGCTTTTGGTCAAATGTCAGTCAATGGGACAATGATAGAAGAAGTGAGAGACTTGTTAGAGATCCATGGCAAAGAGTTAGTTATCCATGCTCTTGAGGTAACTATCCTAAACGCTGGTAAGTCAATTAGATATACCAGGTCAATTCTTTCAAATTGGCAGGGTCTAGGACTTAAAACAGTAGAGCAAGTTAAGCAGCATGAAGAACAAAGGCAAAAGCTGAAACAGTCACCTAAACAAGCTGATCCTATTAGCCGTGAGGAATGGCTAAAAACACGAACAGAGGAAAACCCATTTTAGGAGGGTAAGCAATGGAAAATAAATTTGAGCAATATAACAACAGAAAAATTAGTGAAAAGGTATGTGAGGTTCACAAGGTCAATTATTGGAAAATTTCAACACCTAAGAGGGGTAGTAAGGAACGAAGTATACAAGAGTTTTGCCCTGAATGCACAAAGGAACTAATAGAAAGGCAGGATAGGGAGGGAGTAGATAATAGCTTGAATGCTGAGACATACCTAAAAACCTATAATGTGCTTATGCGGGACAGTACGATCCCTAGGGAGTTAAAAGAGGCTAGCTTTGAGAATTTCATAGCTGAAACAGCCGAGGAAAAGCAATTACTAGAGTTTTCAAAAGGGCAAGTAGAGAAATACTTGGACGGTATGACAGGGAATACCTTGTTTACAGGCTCTACAGGGATTGGAAAGAGTCATTTAAGCGTAGCTATTGCTAAGGCTATAAACGAGGGCTACAAGGCCAAAGGAGAGCCTAAGAGCGTGCTATTTGTCAATCTAACAGAAATCCTAAGACGAGTTCGAGAGAGCTTTAACTCTACTAGCAAAGAGGGGTACTACTCAAGAATGCTGAAAGAGGTTGATTACCTGGTACTTGATGATCTAGGAATAAAGTCAGACAATGCTAGTAGTAAAGGTAAATCAGTCTGGGAAGAAGAGTTTATTTTTGATATTCTCAGTAACCGAGACAAGACTATTATTACTACAAATCTAAGCAGCTCAGAGATTGCTAGCTTGTATAGTGATCGAGTGGCCAGCCGTGTTAGAACAGGCCTAGAGGGTAACTTTTTCAAGTCATTCACGATTAAGGATAAGCGATACTCAATCAGTAGCTTAAAGGCTAAAGTCGCTCAACATTGAGCAGGATTAAAAGGATGAGAAATTGCAATGTAACTTTTAATATGATAGAATACAGTTGGATTACCTAGATGAACTCATCTAGTGCAAAATACGGCAGGTAGCTCCTGCCTCGGTCACAGCTGTACAAAAATTGTGCAGCTGTTTTTAATTATACAAAAATAAAAAAAGCCCCACGCTCAAAGATTGGACCCAGAGAGCGTGAGGCTAGCAGCAAGAAAAAGTATGCACTGGGTGCAGGTGCACCCTTAAAAGGTGCATGCTTTGCATTCCACAAATGGAACTCAAAAAAGCTCAAAAATAAGCTAAAGTACACTAAAAAGGGTAGTAAAAAGCGTTGAATAGTTGAAAATGTCGGTTATATCAACGCTTTAGGACTACTGATATTACAATAAGTTCATATATTTCAAGTAAAGGAGTAATCAAAATGACAAACTATAAAGAAAAACACCGTTTCAGTTATAAATTTGAAAATACTGAACATGCAAAGGCAAACAAAATAGCTGACGTGGCAAGTATTGCTATTCATGGTTATTTCATGGGTACTGGAGAAAGTCCAGTAACAGAAACAACTATTAGTGGAGATGGGACTATCACAGTAGATTATCGAGGTAGAACAGCAATAGGGGAAGCCCTGAAACGTATTTGTTTAGGTTTTGCTAATTACTATGAACAGGATACAGAGGGAGAGGAGGCTTAGTATGATACAAAAGACAGAACAGCTTAAAGATTTGCTTGATCGAGGCTTTGTTTTATTCTCAAAAAATGGTATAATTGAGTCAGTCAAGTTACCTGAGTTTGGCAGTCTTACTATTAAAACGCAAAACGGAAAACCAGTTCATCAGGAAATGTTGACTATGACTAAATTTACTGCTGACTAGAAAACTAGAGGCATGATATAAGAGTTTAACTACTCTTTGTCATGTCTCTTTTTGTTTTAGTCATAGAAAGGAGGGGACTTTGGGAACAGGAGTAAGAGTAAAGGTAAATCTAAAAGGTATTGAGCGTAAAGTAACACCTATGGGATTAGCGAGAGCCAAAGAGGCAGTTACTAATCAGATGGTTATGGACATGCACCGTTTTATACCTAGGCGATCTGGAGAACTAAGAGGAAACTTAACTAAGGCCAATGGGAGAATAGTCTATAATGCGCCGTATGCAAGAATGCAGTTTTACGGCAAGAAACGGAAAGGGTTCGTTTCAGATAAACAGCGTAAGTTTTTCTTTGCGAATAAAGAGGAACTACTAAAATATAAAAAAGCCCCAGGAACAGGACCGAGATGGGATAAAAAAGCTAGCGCTCTATATTCTAAGGACTGGGAACAAGTAGCTAAAAGAGCGCTAGAATTGAAATAAAGGAGAATTACCATGACACTACAACAAATAAAGGCACAAATTTACAACCTAGGCACTTATAAGCAACAAAAGATTGAGGCTTATGGAAAAATGAAAAAAGAACTTTGGGAAAAAGTTCGAAATCAGGTTTTATATCAGTCTGAGGCTGAGCTACGCCTGGAGAATTTTAAGAAAGAGGCCGATCAGTATTCAGATACTGAGTTTGCCAATATTCTAGCTAAGCTAGAGAACTTTGAACAAACAGAACTAGAGCAAATAAAATCAGAGTATGAAACTGTAACGGCTGATAATGTTGCTGAGTTAAATTTGTTAGGCACTATGAAAGTATCGGAACAGGAGCTACTAAACTACCTAGAGAAATACAAGCGAAACCCATTGGCCATTAAGAAATTACATGAAATCGGAGCAGCTAACAACATTGCTTTGCCTAGCTATATCCTGAAAGAGGATAGGTTAGCTGAACTGTTAAAGGTATTCAAGCAACATGCTAAGAGCTATCATGATACTCCAATCGTCGATAGTAACGGTTCAGCAAGTGATCTAGCTTTCATGTTAGTTTTAGCTAGTGATGAATTGAATACAGCTTTAGAAATATACTCTAATCATTTTGATACGGCTCTAGGGCTATCTGAGAGCTTGTAAAACTAGTCAAAAGTGTATCAGCGATAAAATACCTGGTACACTTTTTAGAACGGTTTACGGAGCGTTTAGAGCGTTCCAATGAAGTATAATTTCCGAAACGAACACGGTGAGAGGGTGCTAAATGGAGAGAGATGCTAGAGGGCGGTTTTTACCAGGTAATCAAGTTGCTAGAGGCAATCGAGGAAATAGACAACCGAAGTATGGAAACAATAATGCTATGCAACACGGTTTGTATAATCGTTATACGGGCCTTTTACCTAGTAGAAATGGCGACCTTTCAATATATAAAAACGGGCTATATTTAGGCTCCTTACATAAGAAATACTATCACACAACAGAAAAGGGCGAGATAATGATAGACGTACAAGTAGTACAACGCCTAATAGATGTTTGTGGATTGCCAGAAAGTCTTTTCGGAGATCCTGAGTACGTTGAATATTATGAGTAATGTCCGCTTTTGGACTTAACTAAAACAAAAAAAGCCAAGGCATTCCGCCTCAGCTATAATCTCAATAATATTATTATATCACAAAGGAGGCCAAGGCATGACACCAGATCAAGTAAAAGAAAAACTAGAGGGCGTCAAGTGGATAAACAAGGAGATCAAAGGCTTATATTTGGAATTGGAAGCCCTGGAAGGTGGTATTATCCAAAAGCCAACACTAAGCCATAGCAGGGTGCAGACAAGCAGAGAGAACAAGACAGAGAACAATCTTATAAGTGTTCTGAAGCTAAAAGAGGATACGCTCCAGAGAATTGAGCGACTTACTGAAGAGAGAATGGAAATATCTAGGCTGATCGATAAGCTGGCCAATCCGCTTGAGCGTTCTGTTTTAAGACTTTTTTATTTGAATGATCTTGTAGCTTTGGAAGTTGCTGAGGAAATAGGTGTATCTACAGCCTCGGTATATCGAGTAAGGCAAAAAGCTATAGAAAACTTAGTAGCTGTAGTAAATGCAGATTGATTTAACCTTACCACAGAACAAAGAAAAATAGAGGTGTCCCACCTCCTACTGCAGAATGAACTGTTTCAAGGGGAGATGGAAAACCTCTATTTACTATCTACATTATAACTCATAATACATTTTTTTCAACAAAAAAAGAGCAAAATGATGGAGTTTTCCAATGTAAAGGTTTTGTAAAGGTACAGGAGTTTTCCAATGGTGAGGTTTTGGTGAGGTTGCATATAAAAAGTACAAGGTTGTGTATTTAAAAATATTAAAAATAGGCTAAGATTAGGCTAAGGTCACATACTTCAAAATACTAAGGTTTTACTAAGGTACAAGAGTTATGGTAAAATCAAGATAGAACAATGAGTACAAAGTAAAGGACCAGAACAAAGGTATCATTGTTTTAGAAATGAATTTAAGAGAGGAGTAAAATCTATGAATTTGGAAGAAGCGTTAAAACAAGTAAGCAGCTGGAATCTTAAAAAGTCTGCTCCCTTAATCCTTTCTGAAATGACTGATGAAGAGCTATCACATTTGAGGTTTACCACGTTTTCAAAAGAAGATGAAGAGGCTATCATGGCTGAACTCAAGAAAAGAGGTCTAGTGTTATGAAATACAGTCAACAAGTATTAGACATGCTAGAGCAAGCTGTCAATGGTCAGATTGATAATTTTTGGGATTTCTCTTTTAAGTTTAATGCCCTTTTTGGAGAAGATGAGGACTTTGCTGAGGCTTGGGACAACGAAAACCCTGAAATGTTTGACGCTCTCAATGATTTTGAGCTGATGATGTTCTTAGAGGAACATGACCCAAGTGATAAGCAAGGATTTATAAATTTCCTAACGCCTTATTACGAAAAGGCAAAACAGTTAGTAAAACTTAGTGCTTAGAACAATCTAGGCGCTTTTACTTGAAAAAATCACTATGGGAAAGGAAACCGTAAATGAGTAAGCAACTTTGGAACTACTTACACTCAAGGGTTCAGGTAGTAAATGGTGACGGTGAAGTCATAAAGGGCCTTGTCACAGATTTTATTGACGAAATGGACAATGATGAGCAAGATGAAATCACTATCCTCATTGACAATCCTACCCCTGATGAACCGACCGAGATTTCTCTCTTTGAGAGTCAGATTATTTCAATTAAAGCAATCTCATAGCGCTTAGAACAATCTGGGCCTTAGACAGAAAAGTAAAATAAAAAGCACCTTTGATAGGTGCAATTTACTTGCTTACTGAACTCATCAATTTAAGTCCCCTTTTTGTTACCCTTTATGTTTTCTCTACTTATTTGAATTTAATAGTTTTTGAGAAAATCAAGTTAGATTTAGAGCAGGCTTAGACCTGTTTTTCTGTACCTAATCACTGCAAGATAACAAAATGCTTTAATTTTAAGATATATGATACAGAAAGCCTACAACAGTGGGCTTTTTGCTTTGTCTTAAAATGTTGATTTCTGGGTTTGTCATCATTTTTGTCATCACTTATAACGAACTCACAGCTTTCTCATAAAATGAGACGGCTGTTTTTGCTTTTTCTTTGGAGAGATGACTGTAAGTGTCCATAGTCATAGCTAGTGTAGAATGACCTAGACGGTGTTGCAATTCTTTATATGGTATTCCAGAGTTTAACAAGAGACTAGCGTGTGTGTGTCTAAAACCGTGGAATCCGATATTAGGAACGCCAGCATGTTTGAAACGTGTGTTTAAACGAGTTGATAGTGTTTTATTGTTTGGGTATTGAGGAAATAAGAGAAGTTTAAAAGTCTATCATTTTAAATTTGATGTTTACAAAATGATAGGCAGATAAGCAAAGCAATAACTTACCTTAATTGCTTGCATAATGACAAGGAGATAGGAGAGATAAAAATGTCTTTTAATTCCTTACCAAATAGTATGGAGAATGGACTTGAACCAAGAGCGAACACCGAGAAAATGTAAAAAAGCACTTAGAATAATCTAAGCGCTCGAGAGTAGTGGACGGTGTGCCTGTCCCGTCATCTCATACTATGAAGTTGCGTAGCGACACTATCATTTCTACCTCACTTCTCTTTAAACTAATTATATCATAAAGGAGTAGGAGCTTGACCACTGACGAAGTAGAAAAGAAGCTAAAAAGCTATAGTAATAGTGTCTTGTTGATTGAATATTAGGCTAGGAAAGTTTATAATGAAGTTAAAGTAAAGGAGGTTTCGTTTTAGATTTGATGATACCACAAAGTAAAGAGTTATTGATTTTTTATAATCAAATTGATGAGTGGGTTGACCAAGTTTATCCAGACCAGGATAAACCTACTGTATCATTTAAGAAAGACACTCCACAATCTATTTTAGATTTATTTGATAGTATTAAATCTAAAATAGGTTTTGATTACCAAGAACATAATTATTAAAATAATAATTATGGATAAGTTAAACATGAAAAATAAGATAATTGATGTTTATAAAATAGCGCATCGTCTTGTTTCTATTACTGTTGAGAATCCTGATTTTTCAGATTTGGAAATCAATCAGTTTGTTAGAATTGGAGAAAAAGAGTATAGGGTACGTAGTGTCCCTATGATTCATTCAACTCCACCTAAATCGATCTTAGAAATAGATACATTTGCGATTGATTACACTGAGGATGACTTGATGAATAAAGTGGCGGTATTTACGCATAGGGAAGTATCTAAAGATGATTAAAATTTCAATCAGTTTGTTGCTAGATGCGATTGAAGAGAACATCAACGACGAAGAGCTTCAATCTATCGATTTCGAGAGCTATATTAGAAAAATTACAAAAGAATTTCAGGGAGAAAATGGTGAATTCTTAGTAAAAGAAGAAGCGTTTGAAACACTCCCTTTGGACAGAGATAAAAAGGATAAAATCATTGAGCAAATAAAACAGAATAGTCAAAATGTTTTCGAAGACGATTTCGATACCTTGTTGCAATTATATTTTTGAGTATCAAAAATAATTCAAGCGCCTTATTTTACAATAAATAGAAAATGATAAAGATTGATAAACAAATTATTACGATGTACAAAATAGAAGATGGAACCTCTAAGAGGCAGTATTCTATTATGAGTGGAGGTTGTAAAGGTATTGCAACTATCGATAAAATTACTTTGGAATATAGCTATGTTGGAGATGATTTAGGGCAATTTACTTCATTTGTCAAAGATACTTTGACTAAAAGTATTAAGTTAGGAAAAGAGTTGCCGGATAAATTTTCGTATGCCTTTGGATAAGTTGTGGAATATCTTATAGAGGAGAATCAATATATATTATGGCAATATTAGATGATTTACAAGCGTTATACGACAATGGTTGGGACGCTTCTTTTGATTATAAGGGTCAAGTATGTGGTATTTTTCCTAATTCTGTTTATGACATTGTAGTCGTGCTTGGAGATAATGAATTTAAAGTGTCATCTTTTGATGAGTTAATTTCTTTACAGATTAATGGGAAAACTTTGCTGGAAATCATGAGTGAGGTTGAAGTACAATATGGTTGAAGTACAATAGAGAAAAAGATAGACAATAAATTCAGATGCACGGATTGAAAGTTGAGAAAAAAGTGCTATAATGAAGATATGAAGGATAGAGGTTGAGAATCTGTCACCAACGCGCCACTTATAGTGGGTCAAGAAATGCAGGAGCCCCGACAGTCCTGCCTATCCTTGCAAGTCAATCAGCCCTTAGCTATGAATCTAGGGGCTTTTTGCTTTGCCTTAAAATATTGATCTCTGGGTTTGTTTAGAGATTTGCTAGTAAGGTTATTGGTGTATCTGAGTCTATCTATGCCAATAATGACGCGATGTTGATGATATAAATCTGGTATGATATAATATTTTGGCCCCCTCACTTTAATGAAGGGAGGTGTTATATATGCTAGAATTATTTTCCCTTTTTCTAGCTCCGTTACTTGTTAACGTACTATCTGAGCTTTTCAAGCTATGGATAAAGAGACGTAGCAAGTAGCATTTAACCCTTTTAGAGGGTAGCAAAAAACCCCATCGGTGGCACGGTGGGGCTTTTTTAGTTACATATGCTAGAAGCATTATTTTCCCTTTATGCTTTCATTCTAACACACCCCCTTCGATTTTTCAAGGTTTTATTTTGATATTTCCTCAGAGTGTGTTTGTGGTTTGAGTCCGCTCCACTGAAATTAGCACACACGCTTCTAGCCTCCATTCTACAGCAAAGAAATCAACTCTTTTCTAGGGGATTTCCGCCCTCATTTTTGTCTTTTGTGCTAAAATAGACTTATAAATTGAAAATAAGGAATGTTTATGAAATCGGGTAATGGTTTTTGGAAAGGCTGTCTCTATTTTTGGGGCTTCTTGTTCTTACTGGGCCTTTTGGTTCAATATGCTCTTCCACTTGCGGCTTGTGTCCTGCTAGGCTATGGTGGTTATCGTCTCTATAAACGTTGGCGCTATCCTCTTTTGCAGGATCGTTCTCTAGATGATCGGATTGAGCTTTTAAAAGCTCGGATTCGTCAGGCGGACAAAGATATTCAGCAATTAGAGGGAACTTTAGTAGAAAAAGGCTCAGAGTCCTATAAGAGTCTGGCCAATCAAGTATTAATCGAACTGCGGGAAATCCATCAGGAGGCGGATCGTCTCAAGTCCTATATCGACGCTGATGTCTACAACCGTATTGGCAAAAAGGTTCGTACAGTACGGGCAAACATCGATGTTCAGCTAGAACGTTTGGATAGAGAAAGTCAGGTAGATCTTGAGAATGCGGAGCCAGAGGAACTAGCTCCAGAATTGTCTCAGACCTTGGCCAATATTGCCATTGATCATCAGGCTATTTTAGACAAGATTGCTACCTCTGCCGAGGGGGATAAGGAAGAATTGACGGCCATTCATAGTTTGAAGATGGAGAAATTCCAAACGATTCTAGAAGGCTATTTAAAGATTAAGGCCAATCCTAAAAACTATAATCGAGCAGAAGAACGCTTGCAACAAGCCAAAGCAGCTATCGAACAATTTGACCTTGAGCTAGATCAAGTCTTGAGAGAACTCAATGAAACAGACATGCGTGATTTTGATATCAGTCTGCGTATCCTAGAAAAAGATCGTAAAGAATAGGTTAGAAATAAAGGAGTAATCATGACAGAATTTAATTTTGATATTGACCAGATTGCCAATAATACGGTAGCTAAGGTGGATAAAACAACCCAAATCATCGAGACAAATACTGGCTCAGACAAGACCTTGACCTTCCTTGAAAAGTTGAGCCCTGAGCAGCAAGAGGGAATCAAGGCGCACGTGCCCCAGTTAGTAGACCAGTTTGTCACCAATCAAAATGCTCTTTTGGATTTTGGACAATCTGCTGTAGAAGGTGTGAACAATACAGTCAATCGTATCTTGTCAGAACAAAAGAAATTGCAGATTCCCCAAGTGGATGATCTACTAAAGAACACCAACCGTGAGTTGCAAGGCTTTGTAGTTAAATACAAGAACGCTGAAATTGCTGAGCTAGAAGAGAAGCCAAACTTTTTGCAACGATTGTTTAACAAGAGTAAAAATACGCTACAAGAATTTTACTTTGACTCAAAAACAGTGGAGCAAAAGCTCGATGGCATGGCTGCTGCAGTGGTCAAGCAAGAAGATGTGCTAGCTCGAAATATCGTCTCAGCTGAGATGTTGATCGAGGACAATACCAAATCCATTGAAAATCTAGTGGGAGTGATTTCCTTTATCGAAGCCAGCCAGACAGAAGCTGGTAATCGCGCTGCCGAACTGAAAGCCCAAGCTGACCAACTCGATACAAGTACGGTAGAATACCAAACCAAGTCACAAGAATTGGCCCGCATAGCAGAAGTGGTCAATACCCTCGAACAACAGCACACTGAGTATGTCAGCCGTCTCTATGTTGCCTGGGCAACAACACCTCAGATGCGCAATCTTGTGAAGGTATCATCTGATATGCGTCAAAAATTGGGCATGCTTCGTCGTAATACCATTCCAACAATGAAGCTTTCCATTGCCCAACTTGGTATTTTGCAACAATCTATGAAATCAGGTGTTGTGGCAGATGCCATTGTCAATGCCAATAATGCTGCTCTTCAGATGCTAGCTGAGACCAGCAAGGAAGTGATTCCACAGATGGAACGAATTGCCCAAAACCCGACAGTCGCTGTCGAATCTGTTACCAAACTGGCTGAAAGTCTGGTCGCTCAAAACCAAGGTATCGTCGCAGCTATTGAGTTGGGACGTCAGAAACGTGCCCAACTAGAAACAACCATCGTTAAGTCCGCAGAAATGATCAACGATTCTGTCAAACTACGCGATGAGAAAATCGTCCAAGCCCTTCTAGACCAAGGAAAGGCTGCCCAGAAAGAAGTACAAGAATAACACACAAGTCCCCTATAATGTAGATTCGCAGGGGATTTTGCTTGGCTAGGAGCCCTTACCAACCATTGTTAGTGGCCAGTAAGCAAGTTTACTCTAAAATAGAGATAAAAGCATGGGAAGCCTTTTCCCAATAGGGCTTTTATGGTACAATAGAAGGAAGTAAAGGTGTTGTTTTTCAATCTTATCAACGCCTTGGATGAATGAAAAGGAAGAGTCCCTATGGTTTTCAGATTTAAGCAAATAACTAGCTTGCATATATATATATATATATAAACTCGCGTTTTCATACCCATTTTCAAAACCTACCAATTTCCTTGGTAGGCTTTTTGCGTTGTAGAAATGGGGTATGAACATGGCTTACACTTTATCAAGAGAATTAGAACAAGACCTCATCGTTTCAGCGCCTGAGTTGCAGGCTAGTTATGCTGCTATCGTAGAATACCTAGAAGCTATCAACCAGAAAGAAGCATCTGGAAGAAATTCTCAGGAACTCCAGAATCAGCTTGCTATTCAGCTGAGACGTTTAGAAGATTTAGTGCAGGGTTATATCCAAATAAAGAAGAATCCACATCACTACCTAGATGCAGATAAAGACCTGACAGAATCCTATCAAGCCATAAAAGGTACGGAGCAAGATCTTCTCAAAAAATTGCAACATCTCAATCAAGCAGCCTTGCAGGATTTCCATATCAGCCAGAGACTCTCTCCCAAAGATGAGACTGCTATTCCTGTAGCAGGTAAAGCCAAAACCAAACAGGAATTGGCTATCGAGCGGGATTTAATCAACCAGCTAACAAAGGGAGAAAGTCAATGGGTGTATCGACCTGAGCTAAATACAGAGGACCTCCTATGGGGAAACTTTTTTGCCAAGCTGGAAGCCAATAATGTCCGCATTTTGCAAGACCATCCCCTTACAAATTCAGAGAAAAATCAAATCAAAAACCAGCTCAATTTCGTCAACTTTTATGAAGCAGCTAAGTGGATAGCAGGGGAAAATGGCATTGCCAAGGTGCAGGTTCAACGTGAAGATGCCAGTCTAGGCACCATTCGCTTGGAAGTCTTGTGGAGAAACAATGTCGCTGGTGGCAAATCCAGCTATGAGGTTGTCAACCAAGTCATCACAGGCGGAGAAGGGATTCGCCAGCGTCGTGGGGATGTGACTTTGCTAATCAATGGTCTGCCTATGATTCAGATTGAACTGAAAAGCCGTTCTCATCCTTATATGGATGCCTTCCGTCAGATTAAGAAATACGACCAAGAAGGACAGTTCAGAGGTATTTATTCAAGTCTTCAGATGTTTGTCGTCTCAAATGTCACAGACACTCACTACATCGCAGCTGCCAAAGCCAACAAGCTAAATGAACGCTTCTTGACCAAGTGGGTGGATAGTGAAAATAGACCTCAACCCCAACTATTTGACTTTGCAGAGTCTGTCTTGTCGATACCGAGAGCCCATGAGATGGTCATGCAGTATTCTGTCATCGATGATGACAAGAAGGCCTTGATTTTATTGCGCCCCTATCAGGTTCATGCCATTGAGGCTATCCGTGAAGCCAGTCGCAAGCGCCAGTCGGGCTATATTTGGCATACGACTGGTTCAGGAAAGACCCTGACCTCTTATAAAGTTTCTCGCAATCTGCTCCAGATTCCATCTATCGAAAAGACAATCTTTGTGATTGATAGGACAGACCTAGACCAGCAGACGACCAGTTCGTTTCAGTCTTACGCAGAGAACGATATGATTGATATCGATGAGACCGATGATACGCAGGAATTGGTTAAAAATCTGGCTTCTGATGACCGCCGTGTCGTTGTGACGACTATCCAGAAAATTAATGCTATGATTCGGCAGTTTGATGAAGGACGTCACCAAAAGGTTTACAATCGTATCAAGCAACTCAAACTAGCCTTTGTCGTCGATGAATGCCATCGCGCAGTGACTCCTGAACGTCAGCGCCACCTAGAGCACTTCTTTACAAATTCTCTCTGGTATGGGTTTACAGGGACTCCTATCTTTACAGAAAATAAGCGTGAACAAAAAGGAGACCTTGCTCAGACGACCGAAGAGCAGTACGGTGACTGTCTCCACCAATATACCGTCAAAGAAGCCATTCATGACAAGGCGGTGCTTGGCTTTAATGTAGAGTATCAGACAACCATGCCTGGTTGGGCAGAAGATGAGATTGACGAGGAGCGTTATGATGACGAAGGCCACATGCTTGCCGTTTTAGATGCCATTCTCAATCGCTCAAGACGCAAACTCGGCTTCCAAAATGGGGTAGGAAAAACCTATGAAGCCATTTTGACTGTTAAAAGCATTGCCCGTGCGCAGGCCTATTATAACCTGATTAAGCAAGTCAAAAATGGAGAGAAGTCTCTAAGCATCTCGGAAAATGTTAAAAAGGTCTTACCAGACTTTCCTAAGGTTGCTATTACTTACTCTGTGACAGAGAATGAAGCAGACTCCTATGTCAACCAAGCCTACATGGAGGAAAGTCTAGAGGACTACAATGCCATGTTTGGTACCCACTTTAGCCTAGCAACCATTGCTTCCTACAATAGTGACCTCAACGACCGTCTGGCCCGTAAGAAAGAACGCTTTGCCTTCCGTGAAGAGCAATTGGACCTGGTTATCGTTGTGGACCGCTTGTTGACAGGCTTTGATGCCCCTTGCCTATCGACCCTGTTCATGGATCGCCAGCCTATGAAACCCCAGCATATCATTCAGGCCTTTTCACGAACCAATCGCCTCTTTGATGAAGGCAAGAAATTCGGTCAAATTGTTACTTTCCAAACGCCTGATCGCTTTAAAGAAAAAGTGGATGAAGCTCTGAGCCTCTACTCAAATGGTGGCGAAACCAGTGTCTTAGCCCCAGAATGGCAGGAGGAGAAGGCCAAGTTTCTTGAGAAAGTTCATCAACTACTAGCCATCGCTCCAAGTCCAGAGCAGGTGCCAGATTTGGATACAGCGACAGATGCAGAATTAAAACGCTTTGCCAAGGCCTTCCAAGAATTTGACAAGCTCCTATCCTCTATACAAATCTATTCGGACTATGATGAGAAAGTCATCCTCAGAGAGATTGGCCTCAGCATAGAAGACATCGAGAACTTTGCCGGCCAATATCAAAATGTCATCGAAGAGCTCCGCAGACGCAGAAAAGAAGACCAAGAAGATGAAGGTGTGCTGCTGGATATCGAGTATGAACTCGAATCCATCCGCACCGACGAGATAAACTATCACTATATCCTCTCTCTCATCCAAGCCCTGATTGAAAATCGGGAAAACCTCATTGGTAAAAAGGAAAAGAGCCTGGTAGATAACTATATCGAAGATTTGAACAAATCCAATCCCAAGTTATCCAGCCTCATCTCCAAACTCTGGCAGAATGTCCAAGCAGATGCCAAGAGCTATCAGGATCAGTCTATCATCCATAAGTTGGATGAGATGATTGAGTTAACAACCCAGAAAAAGATTCGTGAAACGGCAGATTATTGGCAGATAGGAGAGGATGAACTCCAGTTCGTAGTGGACAACTACCGCATCGGACGCGACAAGCAAAATGGCGAAAAAGCCATCACCGAGTCTCAGGACTATCTGGCCTATAAGGAAGCCCACGGAGACAAGGCACTACCAAAACTCAAATACAAAAAAGCCCTCAAAGAGGACTATATGCGCATGATTTCAGAGGATATCTTACCGCTAAGGGGGAGATAGGTTTAAAAGTGGTCAGAAAGATAATGTTGGGAAGGTTTTCGACTAATTAGGGTCAAAATTCCCCTATCTTCAAGATGCAAGAAAGCATCCTTGACCTTTTTCTTAGAGTAATGATGGTTGGACTGATTGGCCAGTTGGATGATGCTTCTATCTTCTATACCATCTCTCTTATCATCGACAAAGAGCTTGGACTGAGCGAGGAGAAACAAGATGTATTTCTCGACTTCTTCCAGCCCTTCTGTTTGTTCTATCTTAACTTTATAGCGATGCAGTTGATCTTGTTTTTCAAGGAGGGTTTGGATAATATTTTCCTGTCCTTCCTTGATAAAAGTCAACAAGGTTTCAACGAAGAAGGTAGCATCGGCACGGTTGAGATGATCACCAGTATTCCTAAAAGCCTTATAATAGTCTTGCTTATGGTGATTGATTTGTTGGGACAAAACCAGACCTGAGAATTTATCGAGTTTTCTAGACAAGTACTTGGCAAGGATATAGCGTCCTGTCCGACCGTTACCGTCATAGAAGGGATGAATATTTTCAAAAAAATAGTGTCCAGCACAAGCCTTGACAAGGTTTGGGATAGAATGGTCGTTGATAAAACGAATCCACTCTGTCAGCATGATCTGAATCTGTTCCTCCTTTTGAGGTGGGATATAGATGACTTTGCCAGTCTTATCGTCTTGGATAAAGACCGATTTCTGCCTAAAAAACTCTCCATCGAGTTCATCCTCTGGCGAGATTTCTCCTTGTGTTAATTGGTCATAAATCCCTTTGATATCTTCAAGTGATTGGATTTGGAGAAATTCATCCTTAAGGATTTGTTGGTACATTCGCAAGGTGGAGAGATGTTTGATTTGTTCGGTCTTATAGGGGTCTTCCTCTAGGAGTTTCTCCACATCGACCAACTCTTTACGAGTTGTATGGATACCTTCGATTTCATTTGTGGAAATAATCGATTGGTAGAGTTGTTCTTTATAAAACTGATCGTGGGCAATCTTAGGGAGGGTACCAGCTATTTCGCTAATTCGTTGAGACTGCTGTGAGATAGTTTCCATCAGTTGGGAAATCCCAAGATGCAGGGTAACAAATAGAGGGTATTGGCTGGTTTTGACAGTATCGCGTTGCATTAAATGAGGATAAAGAGATGTCCTAATGGAGCTGTATCCCTGTAAGCGTAATTGATACTCTTCCTCATATTGGTCACGATGACTGTAGTAGATTTTTCTAAGTTCTCTATAGTTCATATGTAGTCATCCTCGCATTTCAACGTTTTTTAACATTATATCACAAATTAAGCCTATCTATTGTTTCAAAATAGACAAAATTGAAGAATAGGATAGCGCAGTTGTTGTTCTAAAGTGCAAAAATAGCCAAAATTGAACAATATAAATAAGAGATGGACATCCTAAAGTGCAAAAATAGGTAAAATTGAATAATAGAAATCAAAAAGAGACAATCTAAAGTGTAGAAATAAGAAAATGGAGTAATAGAAAGGAGGGGATATAGTGATTGACAAATATATAGTTGTGGGAAATGGATTCGATATGAATATTGGACTAAAGTCTTCCTATCAGTCTTTTTTGGATGATATAGGTGAGAATTATAAATTGAAAGAACTGTCAGATTTTTATAAGTTTAATCCACTATTCCAAAAAGATATTAACGATAATTGGTCTGATTTCGAAGGACTATTTGAGAATCTTATCTTTAATGCTAATTCAATTGAGGACAAAAAACTAGCTTGTAAAACGATTGATACATATAATCAAGCATTGGAAAGGTTAGAACTTCAATTTTATACCTATCTTAGTCGAGAATATCGTCAATGGAAACAACGAATAGTAGGCGAAGTAAATCCTGTGTACCGTTCGATTTTTAGAGATGCTAAGGTTTTCAATTTTAATTACACAAATACGTTATCAGATATTGAACTGAAGGATTTAGCAGGTAAAGTTTTTCAAGTTCATGGTAGTCTAGAGAATCGCAATATTATTTTCGGTGGAGGTTTTCTAGAGCACGATAGAGTTTCTGAGATAGTTTTACCTAACTCGACGGATAATGATAAGTTAGTGAGAATTAAAAAGGATCATCTATTATTAAAAGAACGAGATGAAATGACAAAAGACATCGAGTCAGATGGTGAAATTGACCTTTATATCTTAGGGCATTCGGTGGCTGGAACGGATTTGAACTTTTTGAGTAAATTGATAGAAAAAGCAAGAAAGATTTATCTATTTTACTATAAACGGGATTATAGCGAAAAGATGCAAACTCTTCTCCAAAATTTTAATCGTGATGTAGTCGAAAAAGTTCAATTGATTCCTTTTGTGGATGTATTAGTAGATAAGGAACAAGTTTTGGAATTCAATCTGTCTGGAGAAAAGCTTTCAGAAGAAGAAAAAGGTGAAGAAGAATTACTTCTTTTTCAAAAGCTTTTTAATCTGAATATTCCTAAAAATAAGGAATTTGAAAAGATTTGGATAACAGTTTCTTCCTTGGAATGTTCAGATATTCGATCGATTCAACTCAAAAGTGACGAAGACTGTGAAGGATTAGAGTGGATATTGAAGTTTATCGAATTTGAGGAAAATGATAAGAGTAAAGAAATACCAATTGAGTTTGAAAGTGTGAGAGAGAATGCAGGATTTTCTACTTTGATTTTGTCAGATTCTTTTAAAGTTTTATTAAGCAATTGCTCGGAATTGAGGATAAAAAATTGCTCGATTTCTACAGATGACTTATTCGATAATCTGAAAGGAAGTAGATGCAGTGCTATTCGTATTTGGGATAGTAGACTGACTACTGAGAAAAAATCTATTGACTTATCGGGTTTCCCAAATTTAGAGGAAATAGAAATTCAAAATTCAATTTTTACAAGACCTATTTTGCCAGAATGTGAGAAAGAGTTTCATTTCATCCATCCAGGGAATGCACAACTAGAATTAAAAGTAAATGTAGATTCTATGAATTTGATTAAAGAAAGGGAGTAATATGACAAAAAAACCAAGTTATCGCTTTGTGGGTTATACCGAACCTTGGGAGCAGAGAAAGTTAGGAGAATGTACAGAGATATCAGCTGGTGGAGATATTGAAAAATCTAAATTATTGAATAACGGTAAGTATCCAGTGATTGCAAATGCTCTCACAAGTGATGGAATTGTTGGATATTATAATGATAGCTATAGAATAGAAGCTCCTGCAGTTACAGTAACAGGTCGAGGTGATGTTGGAGTGGCAAAAGCTCGTAATGTAAATTTTACTCCTGTTGTACGTTTATTATCATTAAAATCAGAACATGATGTTATTTTTTTAGAGAATGCTATAAATACTCAAAAAATTGTAATTGAGTCAACAGGGGTTCCCCAGTTAACTGCGCCACAACTAGGAAGGTATAACATCTTTTTCCCCTCCCTCCCCGAGCAAACTGCCATTGGTTATTTCTTCCAAGATATTGACCAGCTTATTAGCCTTCAACAGCGTAAGTTAGAGGTGCTTAAGGAGCAGAAGAAAACCTACCTCAAGCTCCTCTTCCCAGCCAAAGGGCAAACCAAACCAGTCCTTCGCTTCGCAGGATTTGAAGATGAGTGGACTAGTGCTTTATTAGGAGATATATCGGAATTATATCAACCAAAAACAATATCTAGTGAAGAGTTACTAACAGAGGGCTTTCCAGTATTTGGCGCGAATGGTTATATTGGATATTATAAGGACTACAATCATAAAGAAGATCAAGTTACCATCTCTGCGAGGGGAGAGGGAACAGGAACACCAAGCTTTGTTGAAGGACCTGTTTGGATTACAGGTAATTCAATGGTTGTTAATGTTGAGAAACAAGCTAATATTATTAAGCAATTTTTGTATGCTTTTTGTCTATCGTTTAATTTTAAACCTTTTGTTACAGGTGGAGCACAGCCTCAATTAACAAGGGAAGTTTTAAAAAAAGTAAATATTATGTTACCTTCTCTCTCTGAACAAGAAGCCATCGGTTCTTTCTTCCAAGACCTAGATAAGGCCATTGCCAAGCAAGAGGAAAAAGTCAACCAGCTCAAAGAAAGCAAACAAACCCTACTCAGAAAAATGTTTATCTAAGATACTAAGACCATCAAAAGCCCAGTAAAAATAGGAAACTGGCGCAGTTTTCGATGAAGACCAGACAGTTTATCTTTTTTACCCAGCTTTTAGGTCGTATTCAATTCATAAGATACAAAGACCATAAAAAGCTACACTAAACGAATGAAAGTAGAAATTGATAGGAGACCCTATGTCACAAACAGATTTATCAAGAGAACTCTACCAATCCCTCTGGAATGCGGCAGATATCCTGCGTGGCCAGATGGAAGCCAATGAATACAAGTCCTACCTCTTGGGCTTGATTTTCTACAAGTACCTATCCGACAACATCCTCCAAGCCGTCTGTGATAACTTGGACGAGACCTTTGAGTCCTTCCAGCAAGCGCAGCTTCTCTATGAGGAAAACTTTACGGATGCAGATGTCCGTGAAGACCTCATTGAGGTCTTAAATGACGAGCTGGGCTATGTGATTGAGCCTTCTCTAACCTTTACCAAGCTGGTTCAGTCTATCCATGAAGGAACCTTCCAGCTAGAATCTCTAGCTCAAAGTTTCCGTGATATCGAGCAGGCCAATGAAAAATTTGAAAATCTCTTCGAAGATATCGACCTCTATGCCAAAAAACTAGGCAATACCCCACAAAAGCAAAACAAGACCATCTCTGAGGTTATGAAACAGCTCAACGACCTTAATGTCTCTGGTCATGCTGGTGATATCTTGGGTGATGCTTATGAGTACTTGATTGGCCAGTTTGCCAGTGATTCTGGGAAAAAGGCTGGAGAGTTCTATACACCTCAAGCAGTTTCTCACCTCATGACTCAGATTGTCTTTGCAGGGCGTGAACATCAAAAGGGTATGTCGGTTTACGACCCGACTATGGGTTCTGGCTCTCTCTTGCTCAATGCTAAGCGCTATAGTAAGCAAGCTTCGACGATTTCTTACTACGGTCAAGAGTTGATTACTTCGACCTTCAACCTTGCTCGTATGAATATGATGCTTCATGGGGTTGCGATTGAGAACTATCACCTCAGCAACCACGACACCCTAGATGAAGATTGGCCGACTACGGAGCCTACAGACTTTGATGGGGTTTTGATGAACCCACCTTATTCACTGAAGTGGTCAGCAGATAGTGGCTTCCTGCAAGATCCTCGTTTTTCAAGTTATGGAGTTCTGGCACCTAAGTCTAAAGCAGATTTTGCCTTCCTCCTTCACGGCTTTTACCACCTCAAGCATAATGGTGTCATGGCCATCGTTCTTCCTCACGGAGTTCTTTTCCGAGGAGCAGCCGAGCAAAAGATTCGCCAGCACCTGCTAGAAGAAGGCGCTATTGATACAGTTATCGGCTTGCCAGCAAATATCTTCTACAACACCTCTATCCCGACAACTATTATTATCCTTAAAAAGAATCGTACCAATAAGGATGTCTTCTTTATCGATGCCTCAAAAGAGTTTGAAAAAGGGAAAAATCAAAACAATATGACCGAAGACCATATTGCCAAGATTTTGGAGACCTATCAAAAACGTGAGAATGTCGAGAAGTTCGCCCATCTAGCCAGCTTTGAAGAGATTGTAGAAAATGACTATAACCTCAACATTCCACGCTATGTTGATACCTTTGAAGAAGAACCCGTTGTTCCCCTAAGCGACCTCGCAGACCAGCTCGCAGAGATTGATAAAGAGATTGGAGAAGTAGAAACCAGACTCGCACAAATGCGCAGCCAACTAGTAGGCACAACACCAGAAGCCCAAGCAGAATTAACCGCCTATCTCGAAAAGTTGAAAGAGATTTAGAGAGTAGGGTAAGAATGAAAAAACGCAGGACGGTCTGTGAACTGCACCCCAAAAGTTAGACAGAAAAAATCTAACTTTTGGGGTGTTTTTATTATGAAATTAACTTATGATGATAAAGTTCAGATCTATGAACTTAGAAAACAAGGATATAGCATAGAGAAGCTTTCAAATAAATTTGGGATAAACAATTCTAATATTAGGTACATGATTAAATTGATTGATCGTTACGGAATAGAGTTCGTCAAAAAAGGAAAAAATCGTTACTATTCTCCTGATTCAAAGCAAGAAATGATTAATAAAGTTTTACATGAAGGCTGGACTAAAGATAGAGTTTCTCTTGAATACGGCCTCCCAAGTCGTACGATACTTCTTAATTGGCTAGCACAATACAAGAAAAACGGGTATACTATTGTTGAGAAAACAAGAGGGAGAGTACCTAAAATGGGACGTAAACGGAAGAAAACTTGGGATGAAATGACAGAACTAGAGCGACTCCAAGAGGAGAATGAACGCTTACGTACTGAGGTGGCTTACTTAAAAAAGTTAAAAGAGCTGGAAGACAGGGACGAAGCCATACAGCGAGAAAGGCAGAGACAATTAGAGAAATGGCTTCAGGAGGATTTCGACTAGATTTACTTCTTGAAGTGGCTCGCTTACCTCGCTCAACTTACTATTATCAGTTGAAGGAACTAGATGGGCTTGACAAAGATAAAGATCTTAAAGCTGAAATTCAAGCTATTTTTACTGAGCACAAAGGAAATTATGGCTATCGCCGAATAACTCTTGAATTAAGGAATCGTGGTCATATAGTAAACCATAAGAAGGTCCAACGTCTGATGAAAATCCTTGGTTTAAGTGCTCGAATTCGCCGTAAACGAAAGTATTCTTCCTACCAAGGAGAGATTGGTAAGAAAGCAGAGAATCTCATTCAACGCCAGTTTGAAGCATCGAGACCAATGGAAAAGTGTTATACGGATGTGACAGAGTTTGCCATTCCAAATAGTACGCAGAAATTGTATTTATCGCCTGTTTTAGATGGCTTTAACAGCGAAATTATTGCTTTTAATCTTTCTTGTTCGCCTAATTTAGAACAAGTAAAAACGATGTTGGAACAGGCCTTCACAGAGAAACACTACGAGAATACGATTCTCCATAGTGATCAAGGCTGGCAATACCAGCATGCATCTTACCATAAATTTTTGGAGAGCAAGGGAATTCAAGCATCTATGTCACGCAAGGGAAACAGCCCAGACAATGGGATGATGGAATCTTTCTTTGGCATTTTAAAATCCGAAATGTTTTACGGCTATGAGAAGTCGTTTCAGTCGCTTAAGCAATTGGAACAAGCCATTGTAGACTATATCAATTACTACAACAATAAAAGAATTAAAGTCAAACTAAAAGGACTTAGTCCTGTGCAATACAGAACTAAATCCTTTGAATAAATTATTTGTCCAACTTTTGGGGGTCAGTACACTGAGCCTGCGTTTTGGTTTCCTCAAATTTGGGAAAAGACCATATTATTTCAAAAATTTTTAGGAATGAAAATAAAATATTTAATATTTAGTCATGAAATCTCCAAGATTTTTGATTTGTTGTTTAATGATGTGGTATTGTTCAGTTGAGCTTTTAGGGAGAACATATCTTGTAGATCGTCCCTTACCTTCTATCTCAATATACTTTTTATTTTGTAGAGATTTCAAATTTTCTCTAAATTTATACTCAGTCATGAGAGAATTTTCGAGGGCATCATTTTTAGTAATGCTACCATTTTTAATGATATATTCAAGTATTATCTTTTCATTATCTGATGTATCCGCATAAGAAGACAATAAGTCTACTTTCCAGATTGTAACAACAGTACTATCAAAGGTAGTGCTTACCTCAGGGATTTTTAGTTTATATTTTTCGGAAATATCAAAAATTTTTGGTCCACCTGATCCAGCTTTTTCGGACATCCCAATTCTACGGAATAATGAAGAGATTGTACTATTTCGCGTTTTGGAAGTTCCGCCATGTATAAATTCGGAAATAGAAATTTTCATCTTACCTGGATTTTTAAATTCATAGAAGTCTTGATAAGCTGTAATAACTATAGGAGAATCAAAGTCATAGTAAGCATGCATTAAGCAGTTTACTAAAGCTTCACGTATAGATTCAGATAGGTCTTTCTTGAATGGTAAACGGTGGGCAGATTCGTTATTAAACTCAAATCTATCATTTGTTGTAGTAGTTAATTTTTTATATGCTAAATTGAAAAAATCAAACATGTTTAAATCAGGGTACATCATATCCCCTGTTGAAATTCTATCGTTCCACCTAGTTGAGAGGGAGGTATCTTTTTCAAAATAGTCTAATTGAAATTTGGGATAACGAGAAATGATAGAATTGTACTTTCCAAAAATATTAGTCCTCCTGCGGTTAATTTATATGTATTATCAATCCTGTCTTTTTTAAATACACCAATTTCGATTAGAAAATTTCTCAACGAAATGCTATTATATTTTATATTACCAGTAAGTTCAATTAATAATTGCTTGTAATGTTCTATTGTATCTAAATTTAAATCATTTTCGTCAAAATTATTAAGTAACTCACTATCAATATCATCATGAGAACTAGTCATCAGATATTTAAGTTCTTCTTTATCAAGTCGAACATCGCCTTCACCTAATCTTTTATATGACTCACGATAATCATTTTTTAGATGGACGGGTTTTTGGTGAGGATTCGCTTCTCTTACAGTGATTACCATGAGTTGTTTATTTTTGCCTGGAATGTCAATGTATTCAATATCATTATCGGTAAGTAAGCTACAGCTAACTTTTTGTTTGTTTGCGACTAAAGCGAATAAATTGTCTCGTATTTTTTGAGGATTATTGACTCCTTGGTAGGGGTCAATATTTTTTTCGTCTATCCCGAGAATTATTTTCCCGCCATTTGTATTTGCAAATGCTGAGTAGGTTTCCCAGAAAGACTCTGGAAGATCGTTTTTAGCTTTTTTGTATTCTAAATCAACCCCTTCAAATTTTAAGTCCATATTTTTCCTTTCTAAAATATAATGTTGCTTAAATTTATTTTTTTAAATGATTGTCACGCGAAAAAGTAAATTTGATAGATAATTAAAATCTTTGATTTCATCGTATTTCTAAGATATATTTTAAAATATTCACGCGAAAATCACGCGAATATTTGTAATCAAAATTCAATTGAAAAATGTAGAATTTTCAATAATAAAATAGATGGATTTAAAATCTATTTTATTATAACACAGAGATAAGAAAAATAGATAGTGAGACAAGTTTAAATAGGATTACTCGCTATGAAATGTTAATTACTTTTGATGGCTTAACAAATATTATCAAAAATGTAGTCATTCGAATGATTTCCCTTGCAATATAGTGAAATTGACAAAAAGAAAAAAACGCTTGGAACAGCGTTTTTCCTCTGTATTGATTCGTATTGAATGCTTACTTAACTTCTGTAAGGAATGCTTAAAATCTATTTTAGTTGCTAGAAATCTTATTAAATCAACGTTTAAGGGTTGTTGATTTTGATAAAACTATCAAAGGTTGCCAAAAAGGTTGCCACAGACTTAAGAGGTCAGTTCAGCTATTTTGTTTAAATAGATATCGACCGCCTGAGTTTGATTCTTAGGAGCAAGTTCAGCATAAATGTCCATTGTAGTCTTGATTGATTTGTGTCCCATCCGAACTTGTAATTCTTTCCAATTCATTCCAGCATTCAACATCATGGATGCGTGAGTGTGGCGGAATAAGTGAAAACCATAATCTGGCAGACTAGCTTCACGCAGTCGCTTTTTGAGTGTTGCACGTTCGTTTCTGTCGCACATATAGTTACCATAAATAGTGGGAAAGATTAACTTACTTTTTGGAAGATTATTTTTCTTGAAATAGAGATTCATCTCATCGTGGAAATTTTGAAGCTCCTCAATGATTTGGTACGGAACAGCTATTCGTCTGTTACCCGAATCAGATTTTGGTGTGTTTTTACAAACGACTTCGCCTTTCAAACCTAATTTTGGTTTTGCATTTTTCCAAACAAGTGTTTTATTAACTAGTATTTCGGAATTATCAAAATCAAGGTCATAGATAGTCAATGCTAATAGTTCATTGATTCTCATACCTGAAGCAAGTAAACCATCGCAAATAACTTTAAATCGGCGATTAGCCCTAGTATTAGGCAGACTATCAACGATGCTTAACCAAGTAGATAGATCTTCATCATGAAGGACCATAATACGTTTTTGGTTGCTTTTAGGCTTTGGCGGGATTTTGATAGACTGAGCGGGGTTAAATTTGAGTTCAAAATGTGTTATTCCAAAATCAAAAATATTACTTAATTTATGGGCAATAGCTCCAAAATCTTTAGCTGACCCCTTTTCAGCTCTCTTTATACCTGCATCCACAGATTCTTTAGATTTTTTTGCTAATTGGTTGATCCAAGTCTGTATATCTGACGAGGTAATTTTTTCAGGCTGATACTCTCCGAATCGTGGTAGTATATAGGTGTCAAGATAGTTCCTAACTCGGTTCAGTGTATTATCTGAACTAACCCATGTCTCATAATTTGAAAACCAAAGTTCTGCTAAGTCTGAGAAGGTAGCAACATTGAAAGTTCCTTTCCTTGTTGAGTTATTTTCCTCAAAGTCAATTTTAGCTTGAATAATTTTACGGTCTAAAGAACGTAAGGATTTAGCGGTAATAGTTGTTTTGACTGGTTTTCCAGTTTTAGAATCAAGTCCTAAGTAGATACTTTTAGCTGAATAACTAATTTCGCCATTGTTCTTTATTCTCTTTAAAACACTTTTCCCTTTATGGATAATTTTTTCTGTATTCATGGTTGCTCTCTTCAATCAATCGAAGAATTGAAAAAAGCTAAAATAGATAGTATCCTTCTTTTTTGATAATCCTATTTTATCACATTTCAATTCTAGTTGTGGCTTAAAAACTCTAAAATAGTATCAATATGATAGTAAACGGTTCTAGTACCCTCAATGGGTGGTTCTAAACGTTTAAGACCTCTATTTTCCCATGACTTTAATGTGTTAGGGGAAATACTGAACAGATCTAAAATCTCTTTTTGTGTGTAGATGCATGAACTTCTTTTTTCGCTGTTCAAATTCTTTAGCATTTCAATGATAGTGTGAAGCAGGAGTTCTATTTGCTTCATTTCAAGGTAATCTTGTGACATACTATTCTCTCTTTCTTTGCAACAATAATCGAAATATGGCATAATGGTAGTAGAGATTAGCCTTGGCTTATCTCGGAATACTTATTTGCTATTACTTTCTGATTTGGATGGTTTGGAAGTAGTAGCATTTTTTCTTCGATCATTGCTTGGGTTCATAGAACTGTGAAATGCATCCTTTTCGAAGTCATAGTTTAATACACTTGGATTAAACTTATCGAATAGGTATGCAAATTTTTCAATTTGTTCCTTGCTGTATCTATCGAACTCTTCAGGTGTAAATGTAATGGTTTTATACTTGAAGCTACCATCATTTTCTTTAGTTTTAAAATGAAAGATAACCTCAGTAAGTCTCCGTTGTAACTGTTTATAGCTATCAACTTCTCGTTGGCCCTCTGCTACCATTAAGTCATAAGCTTGTTTTGGAGTGAAAATTGATGTGATGTGGATTTCATTCCAAAGAGCGATTGTATTTGTGTAACGGGCGTGTAGCTGAATAGGGTAAACATCTGTCACCTTAAGAAATTCTTTGTATGGCATGCCCTTGAATTCATCCATAAAAAGTATAGATTCAGCGCAATATAGGTCAAGCCCACCATTGTCAAAGTCAGTCCAGATATATACATTATCCCGACCATGCTTTTTCTTTAAATCAACTTGCGTGTGCGATTTTCCATCTCCAGACTCTCCCACATGCCAGTATACTGCCATTTCTTTTTCGTCTGGAGTATGAGAAAGTCGATACTGAAAGAAGTGTTCACGAATCATTTTAGAGTATTTACGGAACTCAAAGTTACTCCCCATAATTTCTTCAGGAGTAGCTCCGTTCTCTATTTGTTTCTGAATGTAATCAAATTCACTTCGGTGACCTTGATTTCCAGCTCTAAGCTCACCGTGAATCTTCATAGGTACTACAATAGTATGTGCCTTTTCTTCATGCTCTCCACTTTTTTCAAGGTAAGCAATGACTTGCTCTCTAGTTCCACGGGTAACTTCTATATGTATAGTGGGATAGAGTTTTTGAAGAGCCGAGAATCGGAAAGCTTGTTTATCTTCAAGCACCATGTGACAATGATGAGTTCCGTTGTCACCGATTTCATAGTTAACAGCGCAGACAACGTTTTCATTTCGTGCAATCCACCGTTCCATTAAGAAATAGACAATTTCCTCGGGGCTGAGAGGTTCATCGGTATCTGGAAGGGACTTGCGAAACTCTTGAATTCTTTTTTTAGTTTTTTCATTGTATGTATCGCTATCAAAAAAATCTGATTTCTTATCGAACAACTTATCAACGTTGTTCAGAACACAACAGAAACTACGAGCGCGAAAGTCAGATGAAACTTTATAATTTGTCATGAATCTTCTCCTTTGTCACTTTCTTATTGTGACAATGTTATAGTCAATTATACTAGGTATAGTAATGTTTTAGTTAGTTTGTCATGTTGTCATGAAGTTCGGGGTAATACTAGCCCGAACTTAGCCAGCTAAAGCTGGCGAGGCTGTAAGACCGTCTGATTCTCTAAAGTGAATCAGGGCCAACAGCCTCAGCAACATCAGCAGACTTTCCTAATATATCAAGAACTCGTCCCTTCAGTAAATTTATATCGGGTATTTGTTTAACCTTAATTTTAATAACATTAGAACCATCATCAAAACGTTGAAGATAGCCAAATCTTTTGGGTAAATTTTTTTGTAACTCTTGTCCTTCATCAAGTTCAAAGAGTCCCCTCGTTACTGATGACCTCAGTGACCCTAATGCAATTACTAAAGAAAATTGATTCCGAGCAGAACCCTCCCCTAGTGCAGAAGCAAGCAGATCTTGTGAAACGGCTAATAATTTGACATTAAATGCCCTCCCAGTATAAAGAATAACTCTAATTCTCTCCTGATATTCTTTCTTAGACTTTCCTGCTAATTCAAATAATGAAGTTAATTCTTCTACTACAAGATAGTAGGGTGTTTTTTCTCTTCCTCTATTCTTTTTTCTTAACTCAATCTCATTAAAAGCTACATCTATAGCTAAAATAGCTCTGTCCCCTAAATACACATTGGGTAAATGTTCCGCAAATAAATAATCAGACTGCTTCATCTCAGAGATAATAAATTCACTTGCAGGATTTTGATTGTATAGATAATTGATGATAGCGAGAACAGCTGTAGATTTTCCAACACCAGTACCCCCAAGCAACAAAAGATGGATGAAATCTATATCTGGCGTTCCGCCCCCAGCTTTTAGAAATGGATTTTTAGAGCTCAATGATTTCATCAAGGTCAAATTCCTCCTGAATTTTAGGTTCTGTTGCTCTAGCATTCTGATTAAAGGTAGCGTCCTCAATGGTTTCTAATTTTAAGAAAATAAACCACCCTCCGTTTACCAACTCAACTTGGCTATAATCAATAGTATAAGAAACTTCGTGGTTAGCAATAATTCCTTTTACTATATTCTCAATCTCACCCTGTTGTCCTGATGAAATATTTGAACCGAGTTGAATTATTAGATATTCACCACTATCAGAAAGTTTAACTTGCTCCTTAACCTTTAAATGTTCTAGCGTAGGTAACAGAGAATAAATATTCTGTTGGATACTACCTATCTTAGACCACTCTCTAGGAAGAGAATATTTATTGTTTAAGTAGTTAAAGAAAAGTTGGTTTAGGAATATTTTATCAAATTGATATATTCCCCAAATGACAAGAGCCATAAACCCTAACAATAGGATAAATAGTAATGAAATAGAGTAGAGAATAATCATTAGTTTTCCTCCTTGCTTTCATGCTCCCTCATTCGATAATTAAAATCTACGTAAGAATCATGAATATCATAAGAAAATTCAAGTATTTCCTTGATATGTTTATAAACCTGATTAACTACAAAGTCTGCTATATCTACGGAAAAATCCTCGGTTACCCAGAACCTGATACGACCGCTGTAGAAATTACCTCTAGGAAGATTTATAGGGTGACTATCGAAAAGGATAGGTGTTTCACTTCTATCAAGGTATGATGATAAATTTAAATCAATCGTTTCATGTAAACTATTTAAAATAAGCATAAAGTAAACCTCCAATAAATGGGAGGGAGGAAGACCTCCCCTAGTAATTTAAACAAGCTCAATAAAAGCAGACTTAGCTTTTACTGATAGCGCAGCACGATTTCCACTGTTATAAGCATTGATAGAAACACCCTCAAGAACAATTTCTACTTTTTCGTCAAATAAAGTTGTAAAATCAGATACATTAACCATATCAACCTTGATATTTGTTTGATTGAATCTGCCGTCTGGAGTTCGTACACCAATTGTTAATTGGGTTTGACCAGTGCTGAGACCAGAAGAAAAATCTTTGACTTCTGATGCTCCGATTAAACGACCCTGCATTGTTGTTTGTGTAGCTTCCATAGGCTACCTCTTTTCTAACCGTTTTATTAAATACATCAAAAAATTCACGGCTTTTCAAATTTATTGAAGATATGTATTGTGTGATAGCTACCTCACATCTTAATTCTCCCATAAAAACTGACAAGATTTTACCTAAATTCACTTAAAATATACGTAATAATTTTTCTTGGTTTTTTTTTAAGATTTTTTGTTTGTTCAAACCATTGTTTAAAGCTTGCTACATAGCACTTTCAGTGGAATATAATTTATTATCTATCGAGATTATTTAGTTCAAAGAAAAAATAAATTTTTTTAAGATTTTTCTTGAAAACGTTTTACCCTAAATTTTTATAAAAATGCATCAATATCTTGACGTTTCAAATACATTAATGCTAATATGTACATAAACTTTTTTTGTGTAAAGGATGTCTGATATGGAAGAAAAAAAAGAAGAACGCATGCTTGTTGCAGTTACAGTTAATTTGATGCACAAAATGAAAGAATTTAAAGAGTTCAAAAAAGAACAAGGGATTAGTGGAGATTATGAAGCTAAAATTGCTTATTTAAGAGAAAATTTTCACATGAGCGACAAGACAGCAGAAAATTTGTTGTCTGGTAAGGTAGTTTCTAAAAATAATTATTTAGCTATTTTTCCTTCCTTTGACAAAGATAACATAAACGAGAGATCTACTGCATTAGAAAGATTTGCAGAGACTATTGTGGATAAAATAGGGAAAGAAAATGAAGATTATATTACAGAAGTATCTAATATAATCACTAATAAATTAGAAAAACTTGATTTAAGAAATATGGCAAAAGCTGTATTATCAGATGATAAACAAGCAGAATCATTTAAAAACTCCATAACATCAAGCTTAAAAAATGTAGAGTTCCCAAATAAGAAAACTAAAAATAATGACTACGCTCTAATTGTATGGATTGATTACTTTTATAAGAGTATCTCTGAACAAGATAATCTATTTGAAATTACTAGCAAATTAGATACTATCTCGAAAGCTATTGAATATCTTCCTCTTGTTGAAAAACTATTGGAGTCTGAAGAAAATATTGAAATATTATCTCGATTAGATAATCGTCTTGATTCATTTATGTTAGTTGAACGTCTAGAAGAGTTAGGTTTATTGGATTGCATTGAAAAAGCAACTAATAGCCTAGCTACGATGAATGAATTTAACATTAAATTTGGAAAAACTTATGATAAATTGGTTTTACTAGATTGGTTATTCAATAATGCTAAGAAAGCATTGAATGGTGAAGATATACCTAAATTTATTCATAGTCAGACTCAAACAGAGCATGATATAAAGGGAGAAACTAAAAATTAAATTAGCAAATTTAAAAAAGCCAAGTTCAAAAATACTTGGCTTAATTTATTTGTTTTAATATATCTCTGAGAGCTTTTATAGTAGGTTCTCTTTTTTCTGTTGGTAGGTTTCTAATATCTTCAATGAGTTGTGAAAATTCTCCGCTTTGATTTTGGTTTTCAATATTAAAAAAAGTATTCATATCAACTTCAAGTGCTTGTATGATTTTTTCAATGGTTTCAAGCTTAACGTTTAATTGTTTATTTTCTAACCTATAAATATAGTTGAATCCCAGATCAGCTTTTTCTGCTAGATATTCTTGTGTCATCCCGCTTTTCAGTCTTAGAAGTCTGATTTGTTTTGCAACAAATTCTCTTAAATTTATTTTTTCAGTCATGATAGTACCTCATAACTATCATACAAGTTTATCTCATTGAATAAATCATTATCAAAAGACTGAAATCATAACAAAAATAATATTTGAAAGACTGTAAAATATGGTATAATATTATTCATAAAACAGTCTTTTAAGACATAAAGGAGTTTATATGCTAGAATCAAACACACAAGGTCACGGAACCATCAAGAAATTGCGTACTGGTGCAGTTATTTCAACGCTCGCAATCTCGGCTCTAGGGGTATCTACTGGGGTATCTGCTAGTGAGACTGAGGTAGCCGTTAATGAGCCTGCAACTAGGGTAGTTGCTCAAGACGAGGTTAAGCCTAAAGTTCCTAGTCAAGCTGATGTTGACAAGGCTAAGGCTGAATCAGATAAGGCTAGTCAGGATGTAGCTAAGCAAAAAGGGGTTGTTGCATCTACTGAAACTAAAATTGCCACTGCTGAAAAGACTATTGCTGACACTACTAAAAAGGTAGATGAAGCTAAGACGGTTACACCTGAGAAGGTTGCAACTGCCAAAGAAGACGCTGACAAGAAAGCCAGTGAGCTTGCTACGGCTGAAAAGACTGTAGCTGATGCTGATAAGTCTGTATCTGCCACTGCTGAGAAAGTCGAAGACCAAACTAAGGTAGTATCTAATGCTGAGCAAACTGCCACTGATACGGCTAACAAGGTAGCTGACGCTCAGAAAAAAGTAGATTCTCTTTCATCTACTACTGATACCACCCAACTTGAACAAGAGGTAGCTACGCTTACTAACCAAGTCGCCGAAGACACTAAAGCGGTAGAGACTGCTCAGACTAGCCTTGATAATGGTAAAAAAGCTCAATCTAACAAAGACCAAGCTATCAAAGACGCCCAAGGTGGGGTATCTCAAGCTGAATCTAACCTCAGCCAAGCCACTACAGCTCTTGCTAATGCTAAAGCTGACCAATCCAACAAAGACAAGGCAGTTACTTCTGCTAAATCAGCTCTTGAAGTAGCTAAACAGGGTGTTACTGAAACAACTACATCTTCTGAAACAATGTACGATGTTCCTAAAGCAACTTACTCTCCAGCTCTATCTCAGGGGTATATTGATGCAATCAAGGCTCTTGCCAATGGTACAGGTACTGCAGATGCAGTAGATACTGCTGTATACGAAGTTCCTTATGCTGACCCTAAATATGGTGCAAGTTCTGATTCCCTAAGTGATTTCAACTCTACAGGTTCACGTTACTATAAGGGTAAAAACATTCCTTATGGTTCAGAAGATACAGACGCAACTGAAATTGCCGACTTCCAACACCTAACTAAAGACCAACAAATTCGATTGACTACCTATGCAGCCTCAATTATTAATGAGTTGCGTTCTAAGGTTGGTACTAAGCCTGTCACAGTAGGTGATAGTTCTCTTAAATTAGCTGAAGCCTTTAACAACTACGCTAATGCTTTTGTTAGTGCTAACAGTGGTGAGTACTCAGAACATAACACTAAAGGTATCAAAGAGAAGTACGAACTTGCTAAGAAAGAGTCTAATGTAACTGTTCCATCTCTTGCAATTCGTTCTAAAATGATTCCAGACTTCCTAGGTCTGGATAAGAAAGTAACTACTATGGCTCACGTTAAGCAGGTTATGTATCAGGGTATTGTGAATGCTTTGATGGGTGTTAATGAAAATACCTCAAGCGAAGAGCGTTATAGCAGTGCACTTTCTCTTCTCGGATTACGTGATTCTGATAAATCCAACCTTGGAGTGGGTATCGGTCTAATGGGTAGTTACACAACTAAAGGTTACGAAACATCTATCACGTTGTCAGCCCCTCAATCAACTTCTGCAACTACTAAGAAGGTAGACGCAAAAGCAGTTGAAACTGCTCAAAAAACCTATGATGACGCCCTCAAAGCCTCTAACAAAGCTAAATCAACCGTTCAATCAGCCCAAACTGATTACACCAACGCTGAAACAGCTCTTGCTAATGCCCGTACTCATCTATCTGATTTGCTAGGTAACAAGATTGATGTTCCGTCACTTGAAAAGGCTCTTGCTGATGCTAAAGACAAACTAGCACAGGACACTAAAGCTTTGCAAACTGCTAAGGAATCGCTTGCTCTAGCTAAATCAAACGCTACTGACAAAGCTAAGGCTCTTGCTGAAGCTAAAACAGCTCTTGAGACTGCTAAAGCTGAACAATCTACTGCTGACCAATCTCTTGCTACTGCTAAAGGTGAATTGGAAGTCCTTACTAAGGCTCATGATGTAGCAGTCTTGGCTCGTAAGTCAGCTGGTCAAGACCTTGCTCGTAAACGTGAAGCATCTAAAGAGGCTACTGACACTCATACAGTACTTGAACTTGCTCTTACTAAGCGTGATGAAGTCCTTAAGGCTTTGGACAAAGAGCTTAATGAAGCTAAATCTAAACTTGGTGTACTCCGTGCTGAGTTAGAGACTGCTAAGGAAGAGTTGGCTCGCCTCGAGGGTATCGCAGAAGCTAAGGCTCGTGGTTATGAGAACTTCAAGCAACTTAAAGCTGAACATGACGCATACCTCGCTGAACAACAACGCTTGCAGGCTTTGAAAGATAAAGCAGATGCAATCCGTAAAGCAGGTGGTCAACCTCAAGAAGTTAAAGACGCTAACGGTAAAGTAGTTGATGTTGTGGATGCGAAGGCTCAGAACAAGGTTGTTGATGTTGCTACAGTAGGAACTAAAGACGATAAAACATATCAAGCTCCTGCACAAGCTACAAATACAAAAGCAGAACCTAAGAAACAACTTCCAAATACAGGAACTAAGGGATCGATGCTAGGCTTATTAGGTTTTAGCTTATTAGCAAGTTTAGGGTTAGGATATATAAAAAAGACAGAAAAGGGTAGAATCAATGAGTAA